TCCATCCACTCATCAGCCATCATGATCTGCCGCGCCGAAAAAGCTGCTGCACTTGGAGCATCGTCAATAACAGTCTGCGTCAGCGGATGCTGCGTCTGATAGCGCATGAACACAGGATATGCACTATCTGGCATCGAAGCGATATAGATCTGATTATTATTCCGTGTCCAATACATCGGTAAGCCAGGAATATTAAGCAAGACTTCAATCGAATCTACGCTACGATACTTCAGATCGTAGCCAGCATTTGTTACAAGATTTCCCGGCCCCGGAGCAGCATAACCGCTGTTGTAGATGAAGAAAGAGTTAACCTTGCTAAGATCCAGCGGTGCATCAAGAGTCTGCAAGAAGAAACTTGGTGTGTAGTTATTCTGATACGCCACTAAATTAGTAATCGGACCCGTGTCCTCAAGCAATGGATGCTTGTAATCCGTCGTTAACTCAAGCACCGCTTTCCTGATAGCTTCCATCATAACGACAGATGCTACGGTACGATTCATCAAGAGTCCACTAATTCCTGTCGTACAATCCTGAGCAACGAAACTCATAGCAGACTCCTTAAAATACGTAAATCGTAGCGTTAACCGTGTTATCAGAAGGATGAATGGTTATTGAATTCTTATCTGGCGCCGTCGGTTGAAAAATGGTAAGATGGTTGTCAGAACTCACAACATGCGCTCCGATAGGTTGACGGAGAAGCTTATGGTTAATGACAAGCGGTCCTGATGCTGGCCAAGCATAGTCATTATCAGTCGAGCCTGTAGCGCCGATTCTGATAAGATTTCCTGAGCCGTTTCCTTTGTCAAACTTGTTATACTGTCCTGTTGCATCCTTGCTATTCGGCGTTCCCATGTCCACGCCACCAGTGAGAGTCTGCTGTGCAGACTGCACCCACTGTCTATGTAACATATCAAGTTTATGCGCAAACGTATTAGGATCTTGTGGAATCATTACACTGGCCTCTGTGAAGGATCAAACGATCCAAAGATAGCAATTTTAGTAAAACGAATCTGTGCCGTACCAGCGTCAGATAATGGTACTACTTGTATCTGCGGATGTGGTGAATGAATCGTAAAAGCTCCTGAGAGCGGGAAAATCTGAAGTTCTGTTGGATCTGTGTTTACATCAACGCTATTAAACTGTGTCGGAGTCAACGTCTCTGAGGCAAACAGAACATCGTTAAAGCTGAAATTCAACGTCACGTTTTCCGATACGTTTGCTACTAAAGACACATACCAAGAATCAATCGTAACGTCTCTACCGAAAGCAATTTCTTCGATTCCAAAAGTCACAGTACAAAGCGTAGAGATCGAAAAAACGTTTGGCACACCTTCAGAAAGCTGATAGAATATCGGAGCCTGTAGCGAGCCGTGGCTACCGACTTGAATATTATACTGCGCTCCGAGAATCATCGAAGTCTGTGAAAAAGAACTTCCGCCAGAGAAAGTGTTGAGGTTGTTAAACACCCCAAGCAACAATGAAACTACAGAAATTTCATTCGTAGTAAATGTAGTCCAAGTCTGGTTATTGACATTATACAGATACAGAACATCACCAACCTGTAATCCAAGAGCGATAAGAACATCTCCGCTTATAGACACAGCACAGATATTAGCTGCGACAAGTTGCACAGGTAGAGAGTTCAACGCCTCAAAGAAGATCATCTTGATCTTCTCACCAATTGTTGAGATAGAGCCCGAGAGCTGATAGATGTTTGAGTTTCCTACATAGACTCCAGTCTGATCGTACTGAGTGACGAGTCGTGCTATCTGCGCGCCTTCACCCTCGTCGCCAAGACCGATGTGATTGACCGAGAATGGCAACGTCGCGTTTCCTGTCGCAGTAGCATAACTGACACCCTGCGAGCGAATAATAAACGCCGTTGCATTCGTGACAATCAGACCTGTGAGATAGTCTGCTATGTCAGCAAGTTGTTCGAAGCCAGCACCAGTAATGTTACCAGAGAGATCCAGAGGATTCCAGTTATCTAGTTTTCCCGCCGTAGTCCATGTGAAAATCATGTCTGCTGCTTGTGTGACTGTTCCCGCAGGAGTACCGTTTGTTGCTGGGATAAGCCCAAGACCGATTAAACAGCCTGCGTATTTCCTAAGAACCTTTACTCCTTGATACGTGGTTGAGACTACAAAAGCGCCAGGACCACCATACTTGATAATCATTGGACCGATATTGCCGATGTAAAGCGTTCCTCCTACAGCAGCGATTGAAGCTTGTGTGGGCAGTGTGGTAGAAAGCGTCGTTCCACTTCCTGCTCCGTCTGTGCCACCAGTAAGATACTGAGGTGTCCGACAAGGGAAATAGTAATAGAAAAGATTTCCACCTGTGATCGTAGAGAAGTCCTGTACAAAAATCGTATTACCAATTGCTCCAGGTGTTATGGCTGTTAGGATAAGTGAGCTTGAACCTATATTAACGGCAGCAGTAACGTTTGGATCAGAAACATTATAAGGCGCAGATGCTGTGCCATTGATCTCAGCGGCCATGTTATTCAAGATATACGCTGGTCCAGACGTAATCGTTGGAATCGCTACTGGACTGACAGGAGCGACAACATAAAAAGTCTCTATCACAGGCGCATTTAATGAAGAGTCTCCAAGACCTGTTCCTAAGAGTCTGAAATCGGTAATCGCTCCACCCGCTCCAACAGCAGTGATTTCGATCTGTACACCTGCATCAAGAGTGTTAGGATTATCGAAAGCAAAACCAAAGCCCGAAGCAACTGTATGTGCCGAAGCAAGTGTATAAACTTGACCAACAGAGTAATTAGTTCCGCCAGGACTTACAACGCCGGCATTTAGTTCTAGTTTTGAAATGGTAACATTTGAAAAAGCTGTTGTCGGTCTTTGGGTAAGAAGATTCTTTGGCAAGCCATTGTAGTAAATCTCTGTCACTGCGAAAGAAGCTCCTGAGCCAGGAAGAGTGGGTACAACTCCTGTAACGCCATTAGAGGCCACAGTATAAGTTGTTGTCCCACTAGGACCGCTGACTTCAAGAACGACGTTGCTGAGCGTTGCATAAGATAACGTTGCCGCACCTGTAGAATAACCCCAACCAGCAGTGGAAACTGCAACTCCAGTATTTGTGTTGTCTATATGAGTAGTTGAATATGAGTTCGGCACAAGCGTAGCAGAAGTTATACTTCCACCGCTGCCAACACTCTGAACTTGGATCTGAGCTGTAACATTCGTGCCTTGTTGAACCCAATATGTAGAACCTACTGCGTAACCTGTTCCTCCAGTTACAGAAATGCCGTTGACAATTCCAGGAAGATAAAAATTACCTGTAGTATTCGTACCAAGCGAGGCTACAGAGGTTATGTTAACCGTCGCTCCAGTTCCCGGCGTCGCTGAGCTAGTAGTCTGAAGCTGTAACGTGATCGACGCTGCTGTGGAAGGAGTCACACTATTAAACAACGTCACATCTAACGTATCGTTCCAGAACGTCGCAATCGACGCTGGACTCCAAGAGGTCATGTAGAAGGTGTAATCTACTCCTGTCGGTGTACCCGCGACAGCAACGGCTTTATAGCCGAGAGCGTAGTTTAAAGTTCCATATTTTGAGTTATAAAATGTTCCAAACCCGATCATCATCACGCCATGTGAACCTCCCCATAAAACAGGAGTCGGCATGTTATTGATTGAGGCTGCGACCAGCTTGTTGTCTACTACAATAAACCCATCGCACTGTGTAAAACACCGTGGGTCAATGTAAGCTGGCGGCGCAGACGAATCCACGCCGCCGAATGGAGCTTCTTTTCCACCGTAGGTAATCTCAAGACTGTAGTTACCGTTTGAGAGTTCCTCTGTTTTGATATGCCCCACTAGAAGCCTCGCTTACTTAGTGCCGAGATACAAGTCAATTTCACCAGTGAACGTTCCACCGAAGGTTACAGGTCCAGAGAGCCAACCAAGTTCTCCAAACGTTATCTGTTGTGTGCTAGCAGTCCAGGTCCAAGTATACAATCTGCCAGCTTCGTCTGTGATTGTGAAGGTGTTTCCTGTCGTACCACCTGTCCAAGAACCACCTTTGATCTTGATGTTTAACGTACCGAAAGGAGTTGTTCCAGCTTGTGTTACCTTCCAGATACGGCCTGTGTAATCATTTGCCACAAGCTACCTCCTTTCTTAGTTGTAGTTATAGTGGCACTTTACCACTACACCGTAGAAGTTGACTGTGCCACCAGAGCCAGCAGTGAGGTTGACGTTGAGAAGAATCTCAGCATCAGGATTGGTAATCATTGCCGGCGCAGCGACAGCAACATTTTTAACGTAAGGCTGCGCTCTGAATGCGGTAGCAAGACCGTTAGCACCAAGAGCGATAATGTTTGACACCGCCGGTGCAACGTTATCAACAAACAGAGTTTTTGTCAACCCGATTGTTGCAACCGACGCTGCTACAGCATTAACAGCATAGATCACATCAATCGAGTCAATCTGTGTACCCTTCGGTACAGGACCACGCTGCATGTTTCCAAGCGTAGGAAGCTGAGCCGCTGTATACGGTGGCATTCCTGTAATACCTTCTGGTCCAGAGGTATTCGCTACCAGAGATGGTCCAGGTACTCTAGCAGCAGTGCCGAACTGATTCTGGTCAAAGTTAGCATCTCCATACACGCCAGTACGGATAGCTGTTGCCAGGTTAGCAAAAAACGTTCCAGCTTGTGTCGAAGCCAGATTAAGCGAAAAGAGTCCAGCACCAGCCGATGCTCTAGCAGCAAGTGAGCCGGTATCAAAAAACTCTGACGCGCCGATGAAAAATTGCAAATCTGGGAACGAAAGATCCTGTACCCAGCGTCCATCTGTTTGACTCATTTTGTCACTCCTCGCGGCACGCCGCTAGACTAGAAAATCCTCTACTTCTTCTGCAAAATCTGGATGCCGAAGCTTGTCCACAGGAACAAGTTCTTCTTTACCGTCAGTCAAGACTTGTGCTATTCTAACGTCCCGTTCACCGATAAGACCCGGTTTACCGTTAGAGTCTTGGCATTCAGGACCAAGCAAGAGTCCACGTTCCCATTTCATGTCTGCTATCTTCGTTTTCTTATCACACCGATCACAATAATGCCACGGTCCTGTCCAAAAGGTGTGTCTTAATCCGGTTTGTGCGAAGAAGCTCATTTTCAGATCCTTTTAATAGATCGGGGTCGGGAGCAGGCTCGACCCCTTTCCACTTTCCGTAACGATGCTTTGTTACGAAACTGTTTATGGTCCTTGTGTTCCCCACACTCCCTGCCACCGTGGACACCAAGCAGCGACTCTCATACGAGTTTTCTGCTTGATAGCATCAGTGTCAAAGTCATCGTCAAAGTCTGTAGTAGGCTTTTCACGATTGATAACTTCCAGAGCATGATCCGCCTTGTCTGCGACAAGATACCATGCACTAGGAGAGTTGAGCCACGGAACCTCGATGTTCTTGTAATCCTCGGGCAATAGAGAGTTGATGGTGTTGTCTGCTGTGTAAGGCTTACCAGAAGAACCGAGAATCTCACGAACCAGGAACCGAAGCTCTGGCGGCGTGATGAGATTAACCCAGCGCAGTCTGATTGGGAAACCCATGTTATCAATCATACGCGCTGCGTGATTGGTCGCAAGCTGTAGACCAGCAACCGAGAAATCCACATCCACCGAAGGACGGTTAGGATACGTGCCCGGCGCAGAGATAACGCCTGCTGCTCCAGGAGCGATCTGCGTAG